CGCCGGGCCAGTGATCCCGCTCGCCTCCGGCGGGTGGCCCATCACGATGTGCAGGATCGACCGGACCTCCACCTCGCGCATTCGCTGGAAGTACAGCAGCGGCATCAGCATCGCCAGCGCCGCCGTCACCGTCACCGCGCTCGCCAGCACCGTCGCCACCGTCGCCACCGTCTGCCCAGCCTGCTGCTGCGGCGGCGGCGGGGCCTGGCCCGCCTGCTGCTGAAGAGTGGGCGTGGTCACGTTTTGCTGGCACCCTGCGCAGGAGCCAGATCAGGGCGGTGAGTATGCGGTGCAAAGTACGCGGCTCCCGTTCCCAACAGCCAGGCGATCATGAAGGGAAGCTGAGCCTGCAACGTGGGCGGCAGAGCGTCCCGGATGACGGGCACGTAGTACGCCAGTGCCCACGCGATATAGCTGGCGACGATCCAGGTGGCCGATCCCGCACCCACCTTCGTCTCCACCAGTGAGTTACGGATCTGGATGCCACTGCTCACGCTCATGGCGACTCCCACTGCCGGAACCCGGTGTGCTTCCAGCCCTCTCGCTTCAGCCGGTGTGCGTCCCTCGGCCAGGTGATCTCCGCCCAGACCCGCCAGATGATCCGCTGCCACAGCGGCGTCGGTGGCTCGATCGGCGGCTTGCCGCTCATGCCATCCTCCCGGCGGGCGGGACGCTCGGCGGCACCGGGGCCGGACGCGGTGGCCCGCCACCGGGTGGCCCGATCGTGCGCGGCCGGGTGGACGGCGCAGACGGGCCACCGGCTCCCGGGGGCTGCCCGGGTGCAGGTGGCCGGGCTCCCCGTACCAGCGCGGTGCCCGCCTGCGCCAACCCCTGAAGCTGGCCAAGCCCAGCGGCAGCTTCCGGGGGCATTCCCGGCGGCGGGTTCCCGGCAAGCTGCTCGGCCCGCTGCTGGGCGGTGGAGGTCAGCGCCTCGTGCACCTGGTCCACGTCCAGTTGCAGGATCGACGCCATGCGCTCGGTGATCAGATCGAACACCGGCAGCGGCACGTGCAGCACCGGGGCGGCGGCCATCTGCCCGAACAGGGTCAGGAGCGCCTGGATCTGCTCATCTTGCAGCGGGCCGAACTTCCACTTCGGGAAGTTGGCATCCGGGCCGAAGTTGAGCGCCACCAGCGGCTTGATCACATCGAACGTGATCGACTCCGCGATTTCCTTGGCCACCGCCTGGCGGGACTTGAGGTAGAAGCTGGACTGGTCCTGGCTCAGGGCGTAGCTGCCACGGCCACCCGTGGCCGCGCCCGTCAGCCCCATGAACCCAGCCAGGACGCTCCCGATCTGCCACTGCTCCAAAAAGCCGAGCGCTTCCTTGAAAAACGTGCCGCTGTCGGTGGAGGGGATCACCTCAAACGCCTTTTGCCCGGCTTCGGGGTGGACCAGGCCGACCACGCCACTGCTTTTCAGGCTGGCGATATCGTCGGCCCGGGTGGCGGCCTCGTTCGGGTCATTGCCGTAGACAATGGTGCGCGGCATCGCCTGATTTTCCAGGAAGTGGTACCACAGATAGAGCAGCTTCATCTTCGTCTGGAAGCACCAGTAGGCGATGTCCATCTCCGAAACGCCGGTCAATGGCTCGCGGTGGCGGCCATGAGTGTAGACGTAGCTCCGCAGTTTCGGGATATCGACATAACCGGGGACCTTGGAATGCGCCCGGTTGAAAAACTCGCCCGCCTGGCCGAACATCCACACCTGCTGGCGGAAGCCGTTGGGGCTGCCCGTCCGGGAGTTGTAGCGGGCGGTGCAGGTGGCCGGGGGCCGGAAAGCGATCTTGTTGAGGACGATCTTGCCGTCTTTGTCCCGGATCTTCCAGGTCGTCTCAAAGAACGACCGGCGGAACACCTGGGCGCTGGTGACCTGGCCCACCAGTTCGTGCGGTGTGGTGTGCATCCCGCCCTCGGTGTCGGGGGTCATCAGCACCGAGTGGACGAACTCCGCCTCGCCCTGGTCCCCCTTGGCGGGCTCGATCGTGTAGTCAGCCTCGCGGATCGGCAAGGTCAGCACCATCTCGATCGCGGAGCACTGGCCGTCCCGTTTGAACATGGCCTTCATGTCACGGGCCGTCCACTCGCCGTAGTCAAAGACATCGCCCTCGCCGTAGTAGGCGAAGAGCCGCTGGCCCACATCGAACTGGGTGCCGATCTCTTCGCCCAGCAGCGCCTTGCGGTCCCCCGGCTTGAGGTCGGGGAAGCGCACCACGTTCAGGTCGTCAGTGGCAGGCTGGCGGGCCATCGGCTACCTCCACGGCACCACGTTAACGCGGCGGTCAGCGGTCCCATCGTCGTCCTTCGGCGCGAAGTCCTCAAGATCCCAGCCCTTGCCGGGGTCCATCAGCCCGCCGTGGGCGTTGGCCATCCGGCGTCTCATCATCGCCCGGTGCGGCTCGGAGCCGACTAGCTCTAGCTCTTCCTGACCGGCCCACTTGCGGATCGTGGCGTGCTGGGCCGGGCCGATGCCGTAGCGCAGGAACGGGTTGAGCGCCCACACCAGCGAGTCCAGCCGGTCGGGGGACCGTTCGCCAGCGGCCCCGGTGAAGGTGGCCATCTGATCTTCCAGGTCGGTGAACGGCCCGCCCGCGTGCCGGACCAGGCCGCCGCGCCGTTCGTACAGCACCGACACGGGCTCGGCCCGGGTGCGCTTGGCCTGGCTCGCCCAGATCAGCTTGACCGGCGGCGGGTGGGAGATCGTCCCGGCCTCCATCAGATCCTTGGTCACCTGGTTGAATGTCTCTTTCAGCCAGCCGCCGCCGTGGTTCTTTTCCACCAGCATCGTCGCGCTCAGTTCGGCGGCCTTCAGGATGCAGCGGCGGGCGAACGGCGCGGGGGCCTCCTGGCCGCCCCACTGCTCGGTGACGTAGATGAACGGGTCCTCGTTGAGCGAGGTGCCCACCACGGTGTACGCCTGCTCATCGGAAGTCTCGGTGCCATCGGAGGGGTCCACCCCGATGAACGCCCTGGTCAGCACCTCCGGCCCGCCGGGCTGGCCGAGCCCGGGGCACTGCGCCCGTTCCAGCATCTCCCGCGTCCAGAGGGCGTTAGCCACGTCATCGAGTAGCTCGCCCTCTAGCTCCTGCCGTTCCAGGCGAGTGCCCTGGGCTGCGCCGATGACACTGCGCAGGAACTCATCGGACAGGTTAGCGGCGTTGTCAACCGTCCGCAGCTTGGTGACCACCACGCCACCGTGTTCGGGCTCGTTGCGGATCAGCGAACGGATCAGCCGCCGCGCCGGGCGGGACACCTTCGGGGTGGCGGTGGCGACGATCTTTGACCCGCCCTTGCGGACGGCGTACCGGATCGACTCGTTCCAGGCCACCTCCCACTTCATCCACAGGCCGATTTCGTCGCACCAGATTCCCTTGAGGTTGCGGCCCTGGATGCGCAGGCCGCCCTCGTTGGCCGAGTCGATGTAGACGACCAGCCCGTTATGCATGATCACCTGGCCGTAGGTCCGCCAGGCGTGCTTGACCAGCTTGGAGCGGTGGTCGTTGACCTCGCTCATATTGGTGCCGAGCGCGGTCAGCAGCCCGGACTCGCCCTCCACGCACTTGGTCCAGGCGTCGGCGTAGGTCGGGGCGCAGATGCCGTACTCGCCCTCGCCGGAGGTATCGCCTTGCAGCCAGTCGGCCAGGCAGCCCGCCCCGCCCCGCGTCTTGCCGCTGCCACGGCCGCCTTGCAGGTACCACACCCGCCAGGTGCCGCCGGGAGCGATCTGCTCCGGCCGGGCCATCTCCTGCCACACCACCCGGGGGTCGGTGCCCCGCTCGCCCAGCGCGGCGCTGACCCGCTTCAGCCGGTCCTGACTCACAGGTATCCTGACCAGGCGTGAAGGGTGCAGGTACGCCGGTAGCGGCCGTCCGGTGGGCCAGGGAGGCCCGAACTGCACTTGCTCCCAGGTGTGGCTCCCGTGGGTTCAAATCCCACCCGGCCCTTTGCGCGATTCATCCGGCCTCAAGCTGCACCCGGAGCACCTGCCGGGCCTTGTGCTGCCCGGCCAGGTCCAGCCCGCTCGCCTCTAGCGCGGCGATCAGCGCCCGCTCGATCGTCGCCACCCAGATCTCATCGACGCGGGCCAGCCGGTCCTCGATCCCGAGCCGGGTCATGTCGGCCAGGATGCGGTGCAGCCGCTCCTGCGCCCGTTCCAGCAGCAGGATCTCGGCCCGGACCTGCTCGCCCGTCCGGGTGCCGGACCAGCGCCACTCATCCTCCCGCAGGCGGCCGACCCGCTTGACCAAGTGCTGCTCCATCGCCAGCATCCGGCCAGCCAATGCCTGCAACTCCACCAGCGGGTTTGTGACCGGCGCGGCCTTCAGCCACTTCTCGCCTTCGCGGGTCATCACCTCGGCCAGGTGCTCCTGGGCGCTGCGCTCGATCGTGCGGGTGGCCGCGTGACGGCTGGTCAGCGAGCCCTTGTTGGCCCCGTGAGTCTGGCAGCGGGGCGGCACCGTGTCCTTGACGGCCGCCGCGTGGCAGGCCCCCGGTTCCCCGAACTTGCGGCGGCAGCGCTTCCAGCCGGTGATCTCTTCGGCCTCTTCCAGCAGGTCGTCCGGCATGTGCCAGACACAGAACTCCATCCCCTCCACCTCGTGGTGGGTGCACGGGAGCCCGCTGGCACTGAGGCTGGTGCACAGCAGCGGGCCTTCACCCGGCCGCAGCACGTCCATGAAGGCAGGATACGGCGATGCCCGGCACAGGGCTCGCTGACGGGGGACCAACGGCAGGCCGGGCACCACCTACCGGCGCAGGGGACGCGCCGGGTTCTGCTACCCAGGCGGGGTCGGGTACTGCTCGTACTCGATCGGCAGGGCGATCGGCGTCTCGTTGGAGGTTGACCCCCGGATGTAGCGATCCGTCTCATGCTGCAACGGCGGTGCGTCCGGTGGCTGATCGCCCGTGCTCTCGGTGGTCACCTGCGGCACGTCAGGGGGCGTACCCGTCCCAGGGCCGGGTGGCGGTGCATCCGGGGTGCCACCACCGGCAGTCGGGTCCGGTAGCGGAGCCGCAGGCGGCGGGGGCGTCGGGTCCGGTGGCGGGGTGGTCCCGCCGTCACCCGGTGCAGGCGCGTTCGGGTCAATCGGCTGATCGGGAGTGGTCATCATTTTCCCCTTCCACTCGCCCCCAGCATGTCAGACCGCCGGTAGAGATCAATCCGCAGCGCCGTGATCACGTCGGTGGCAGGGCCGTCATCACGCCAGTGGCGATCGACCGCCGCCCACTCCGCCTCGCCCGCCTTGTCGGCCAGATAGGCCCACACGAATGCCACCGCTGGAATTACGGCGGTGAATGCCAGCGCGGTAATTACAGCGGTGTTCATCGGACCCTGTAAAAAGCTGTCGGCCGCCACCACCCGGACGGGGTGTGCCAGCCGATCTGAGTGCCGGTTTCCAGCGCTCCGAACGTGCCCCACCGGGTGACCAGTTCCACGTGCCCGGTGCCGTAGAACGCGAGGTCCCCACGGCGGCGGGCACTGGCGGGCTCCCACACCAGGTGGCGGCTGGCCAGCATCCCGTAGGTGGTACGCGGCAGGGCGATCCCGGCGTGCAGGTACGCCTCCATCACCAGCCCGGAGCAGTCAAAGCACCCGGCGGTGCCGCCCCAGCAGTACCACTTGCCGTGCTGGGCCTCGGCCCAGTACAGCGCCCGCAGGCGGAGCGGGACACTGCTGGCGCTGGCTTTGGGGAGCGGGGGACCAGCCAGCGCCAGCAGGACCGCTCCGGCCGCCAGGGCGACTATCAGCAGCCGTCGTAGGGGGACCATGCCGCGCTCCCTGATTGCGCGTATTGCTGCTGGAAGGCTTGGTTCTGCTCAGCGACGGACGCATTTTCAGGGAGTCCGCTGTGACCGAGCGCCTGCCAGGTGGACGGCAGGAAGCCGTAAAGGCCGCCCGCGCCACTAGAGGGATTGACCGCCGATGCTGTGCCGCCGCTCTCGGCCCGGATGACGCACTGCTGGAAGCTGCCCGGCGCGGCCGAGTAGCTGGTCTGCGGCGCGGCCGGGCAGCTTCCAGCAG